TATGATTGCTGAGTTAAATAAAATTGCAATCGTTCACTTATTCTTATTAGGGTTTGAGGATGAATTACAAAACTTTACATTAGGTTTATCTAATCCATCTACACAAGCAGATTTATTAAAAATTGACGTTTGGAAAGAAAAAGTTTTATTGTATAAAGATTTAGTTGCGGACCCAGGAAATGGTATTCAACCAACATCTTCTACTTGGGCTAAAAAACACATTTTCAATTGGTCTGACGAAGAAATTAGATTGGATTTACAACAACAAAGAATTGAAAGAGCTGTTGGTGAGGAACTTAAAGCAACACCTACAGTTATTACTAAAACAGGTTTATTTGATAATATTGACAAATTATACGGTAATCCATCAGGAGCAACCGCTAATGCTGCGGCATCTACTACTGGTGGTGAAGAAACACTTGGAGGTGGAGGTAGTTTTGAAACAGCACCACCGCCAGCAGGAGGAGGTGAAGAAAGCTTACCACCACCGCCAGCAGAAGGAGGAGCACCTGAAGGTGGAGAAGCTGCCGTTACACCAGAATCAAGAATGAAAAATATGAATTTGTTGATAGAAAGTAATCTATTAGAAGGGTCAACATTTTTAGATTTAGGTCAAGGACAAGATTCTTTAGGAGAAATTTCAAAAGAATTGGATAAGTTACTAAACTCCTAATATTTATATTGAAAACACACTATAATGACTTTCGGAAAAATCAAATCCATAATAGAAAACAATCTTCTTGAATCTTACAAAGATGAAAAAGAATTTAAGAAATCTCTAAAAGAATTCAAACACAATGTTTTGAACAACAAAACTATGTCTAAATTGTATTCTTTGTACGACCAATTGAGTACTCCTCAAGGACTAAACGAGTCTGACGCTAAAGATTTTTTAGAAGAAGGGATTCATTTAATTCAAAAATTACTGCCAAGTATTAAACTACCAAGAAGTTTATCTGAGAATGTTCAGAATAGATATTCTGATATTGATGCCCTTGTTTATACAAATAAATTAAATTTGTTAGAGAGGGTTAATTCCAAAAAAAATATTACAAGTGTGTTAACTTCAACAAATAATGTTGTTAAAGAATCTATCAATATTCCATTGAAATCAATGGTTAGTATTGCAAACCAAACTTTAAACAAATATGTTGAAAATCTTGATGAATCATCTAAAAAAGAATTTCTTCAATTAATTTCTGAAGATTCAAAATCTCTTGAGGACAAGTTTGAAACTATTCGTGAAAGCGCAATCAGTAAACTTAACGTCATCTTAGAAAAAGAAGAGGAATTTGAGTTAAAGACAAAATTGTCTGAAACTATAGACAGATTAAAAACTGAAAAATTTGACCAATTGAATTTTCTTAAGTTAAAAAACTTAGAGGAATCAATCTAAAGAATTTTTCTTTTTTTCAACATACGAGGCTTTTAATATCTGAGCTCGTCTTACAACAGATTTTTTAACGAATTCTTTTCTATCAAATAAAATTTGATTTTGCTTAGTCTTGATAACTTTAGATTTTAAAGTTTTCAGGGCTTTTTCAATTCCGTCTTTTTTTACTTCTACTATTAGCATATTATTACAAATATCACAATTTTTTTAAAAATTTTTGACAATGGGTATAATTTGTGTTATTTTTTAACAAACAAATAAACATTGACATCAATGAAATTTAATGAAAAAAGGAAAAAGTGTAAAGTTAAATCTATTCAGTCCGATAAAATCGGTATATGGTACGGTAGATTCTAAAAATTTAAAATCATTATACATAAACATTCAATCATGGGTTTCCCCAAAATTTGACCACGATAATTGGAATCGGGTCGTATGTAATTTAAACAGAGAAATAAAACATTCCGTGTTTAATTCAATAGATACAACTCTTTTTAAAGAAAATAGTATTGTTGATTTGGACCTAAGAACTAGCGGAATATCACACGGGAAAAAATCATTTTTTAATTTAGAAGTTAATTTATATACTAACCAAGAATTTGATTTTAAATCAATTGAATTAAAAGAATCAGTTAAAAAAATAGTAAGAAGTATAGTAAGGGATAACGTTATTGAAAACAAGTACTTTGATTTTTCAATATCAAAAACTAAATAAAGTCAATAAATAACTCCTTTGATATATTTATCTTAAAAACTATTAATGAAACAATTAAGAATTTTAGAAGCAAGTGAAGTCGGTCATGGTATATTGATTGAGACGGATGCGGGTTGGGTTTCCCCAAAAGACATTCGTAATTCCGAAATGTTAAAGGAAGCCGCTAACTTAGATTATAGAAACCCATTTGAGTTTTATGCTGTATTACAAAAGTATGACACTCCAAATAGAAACGGAAGATTTTATCCTGAAAGAATATTAAAAAGAGAAGCTGAGAACTATAAGAAGGCAATTGCCAAGGGTTTATCAACTTCAGAACTTAACCACCCTGAATCATCTTTAATAGACTTAGACAGAGTGGCACATATCATTACTGATATATGGTGGGATGGAAATATATTAATGGGTAAACTTAAATTGTTAACATCACCAGGATTCCACGAAAGAGGTATTGTATCAACTAAAGGTGACCAAGCGGCAAACTTAATGAGACAAGGTGTTACAATGGGAGTATCTTCAAGAGGAGTAGGTTCTTTAAAAAAGGTTGGAGAAAGAAATGAAGTACAAGACGATTTTGAATTAATTTGTTTTGACTTGGTATCTTCACCATCAACACCAGGGGCTTATTTATTCACTAACCCTGAAGATAGAAATAAGTACGAAGAAAATTTAGAAGAAGAAAAAAGGCACAAAACACCAGAAAATTCAGAATTCCAATCCAAAGGAGTTGACTTAATAAAAAAATTAACCGATTATTTGGGAAAATAAAAATAATTATGGAAGAAAAATTTTTTGTCGCAAAAGTTCAGTACGATTTACCTGATGAGAACAGTGGTAAAATTAAAAAAATCAGAGAAGAAAAACTTGTAAAAGGTTATTCTGTTACAGATGTAGAAGCAAAAGTAACAGCAAAATACGAAGGGTTTACTCATGATTGGAGAATTACTTCAGTATCTGAAAGTAAAATAGATGAAGTTATTGAATAATTGATTTTAAATCAATTTATCTAAAGTGGTCAGTTTTGACCACTTTTTTTTTGCTCGGACATATTTATATGTTGATATAATATTGTATTTCTGCAAGATTAATAATCATAAAACATTGAAAAATAAAAGATATATAATTCAAAAACGATATTTTTTGGTTTTTGGTAATATTTATTAGTTAAAATAAATAGATTTTCTATATGAAAGAAAACAAATTAGTTCAAGAGGCTCTTATTCAAATGAAACAAGTTGAAGAAGCTATAGCCGAAAATGCAAAAGGAATACTTGCTTCTACTATGAAGGAAGAAATCAATCAACTAGTAAAAGAATCTCTTTCCGAACAAGCTGACGAAGATGAGGTTGAATTAGATGCTGACATGGATATGTCAGCTGATAATGATGAAGTAGACATGGACATGGATGTGGACTCAGATGATGAATCTGAAGATATGGAAATGGACTTTGATATGGATTCAGACGAAACTCCAATTGATTTAACTGACGCTTCTGACGAAGAAATTTTGAAGGTATTCAAAGCGATGGGTGAAGATGACGGAATCATTGTTAAAAAAGACGGTGAGAATGTTCATTTAACTGACGATGATGCTGATGTAGAATATCTTGTTAAGCTGGGTGAATCTGAAGACGAAATGATGGAAGATGATTCTGATATGATGGATTATGATTCGGACATGACGGATGATGGTGGTGAGTTTGATGAGTCAGTTGATGATGTTATTGATGCTATTTTTAGTGGAGATATGTCAGACGTTGATTCTAAAGATATGTCTGATGACGAAGAAGTTGTTTACGAAATCACATTAGATGATGATTCTGAAATGACAGAAGACGACGAAATGATGGAAGATGATTCTGACATGATTGAGGAAGACGACATGGAAGATGACAACATGATGGAATCTAAAAACACAATTAAAGCTAAAGGTGTTGGTATGGGTAAACCTAAATTTGATTACAAGAAAACAACAGGTGGATTTAAAGAAGACATGAAACAAGGTCCTAAATCTGTTGGTACTGGTAAAGCAAAATTTGATTACAAAAAAGGTGCTAACATGGAAGGTAAGTCTAAAGTTGTTAAAACTGAAACTAAGGAAGGCGATTACGGAATGAATAAAGGTGATAAATCTAAAACCATGAAAGGTAAAGAAGATTACACTACTAAAAAAGGTATGACAAATTCTAAAGGAGAAAAGGCGTTTGAAAAAGAAGAAACCAAAGAAGCTGCTAGAACATACGGCATGGGTTCCAAAGAAGGTAGAGGTTTAAGAAAAGGTATCACTAATAACAGAAACTATGTTTATGGTAAAAGTGGTGTTAAAGTTGAATCTACACAAGAAGAAGTTAGAATGTTGAGAGAAAAGAATGAAGAGTATAGAAAAGCATTAAATGTTTTCAGAGAAAAACTTAATGAAGTTGCTATCTTCAATTCAAACTTAGCTTATGCTACAAGATTGTTTACAGAACACTCAACTACTAAAAAAGAAAAAATAAACATCCTAAGAAGATTTGACGATGTTGAAACTTTAAAAGAATCTAAAAATCTTTATAAGTCAATCAAAGACGAATTATCTAAGGTAGAAACAAAATCAATTAATGAATCAGTGGGAGCAAAATTAAATAAAAGTGTAACTACAGGTTCATCAACTACTCTAATTGAATCAAAAACTTATGAAAATCCTCAGTTCTTAAGAATGAAAGATTTAATGGGTAAATTAGGGTAACAAATAAATTAAAATAAACTAAAAAAAAAAACAAATACTAAAATGGGAGCATTATTAGAATCAGGTCTTGTTGGTAACATTGGGTTAAAACACCTTAAAGTTATCAAAGAAGATACAATCAACAAATGGGACAAATTAGGCTTTTTAGAAGGTCTTAAAGGTCACATGAGAGAAAACGTAGCACAATTATACGAAAACCAAGCATCATTCTTAATCAATGAAGCATCATCTACATCTGATACAGGTGCGTTTGAAACAGTGGTTTTCCCAATTGTTAGACGTGTATTCTCTAAATTATTAGCAAATGACATCGTTTCAGTACAAGCTATGAACTTACCAATTGGTAAATTATTCTACTTCGTACCTAACATTCAGTCATATGACCCGTTACTTTCGGACGCAACTACAGGAGTACATTACCCTCCATACGGTTCACCAAATGCAGCGAGCGGTCAAACACCAAACAGTGGTTATGACTACAACAACACTAAAGACCTTTATGATAGATTCTACGAAGGTAACGAACCAGCATTAGACCCACCAGGTTTATTTGACTATTCTAAAGGACAATATTCTGCTATCACAGCACCAGTTGGTACTGTATCATGGTTATCAGACCAATTAGTAGCATCTGCATATAGTGTAGACAATTACAGAAAAGTATTAGTTGTTATGTCAGGTTTCGCATCTGATGGAGCAGGTAAATTAATCGGTCCTGATGGTCAACCAATGGATAACGAAGCGTTCTTATCTGATTTAACTATCTATGGTGTTGCAGGAAACGTTTATACTGCAGCAAACGCAACTAACCCTTACTTATTTAGAGTTGTAACTCAAAGATATGGTAAAGGTATCGTACAATACGGTAACAACAACGCTACATTAGTATTCCCTAACAGTAAAACTGATGGTGGTCAATATGACAACTTATGTGATGCTCAAGGTAAAATCTACTTAGAGGTTGATTTACAAGTACCAGTTTGTATCACTTGTGGTGGTTCAATGGACGGTTACACAGGTTCAACATTCTCTTCTTCTACTGCTGCTGATAACGCGTTTACAGCAACTTATAGAATCTACAAAAACTTAGAGTTTGAAGATAGAATCGGTGAGGTATCGTTTGACCTTATGTCAGTAACAGTTTCTGTAACTGAAAGAAAATTAAGAGCTCAATGGTCTCCAGAAATGGCACAAGACGTTGCAGCATTCCACAACATTGATGCTGAGGCTGAATTAACAGCTTTATTATCTGAGCAAGTTGCGGCTGAAATTGACCGTGAAATCTTAAGAGATTTACGTAAAGGTGCGGCTTGGAACTTAAGATGGGATTACAATGGTTGGAAGCGTCTGGGTTCAAGTGCAGTTCCTTATACTCAAAAAGATTGGAACCAAACTTTAATCACAGCAATCAACCAAATTTCAGCACAAATCCACAAATCTACATTAAGAGGTGGAGCTAACTGGATTGTTGTTTCTTCTGAAATCAGTGCTATTTTTGATGACTTGGAATATTTCCACGTATCAAATGCGGCTCCTGAGCAAGACCAATACAACATGGGTATTGAAAGAGTTGGTACATTAGCAGGTCGTTACCAAGTTTACCGTGACCCTTACTTCCCACCAAACCAAGTGTTAATGGGACATAAAGGAACATCATTGTTAGACACAGGTTACATCTACGCACCGTACGTACCTCTACAATTAACTCCAACTATGTACAATCCGTTCAACTTTACACCAATCAAAGGTATCATGACTAGATACGCTAAGAAAATGGTGAATAACAGATTCTACGGACGTATCACAGTTGATGGTGTTAGAACTTTTGACTTAAGAGAATTGAGATAATCAATATCTTATTTAGATACCAAAAAGGAGACAAGAAATTGTCTCCTTTTTTTATTTACAGAAAATCCAAATTGTTTATATTTATTTTTAGATTTTAGTTTATCAGTCCCCAGCCCTAACAAGCTGTTGAGTATTCACGGACACGAAGGTATTGGTAACATAGTCATTAACTATTATAAAATTAAAGAAAATGTATTACACAACAACTAGCGTGAGCAAACCGACTGCGCACATCACAAAGAAAAAGTCGCGTCTTAAAATCTACAATGGTCATGTCGTATTTCTTAACGACAAAGACAATTTTGAATTTGAAATTCATAATCCAACACAAAAATCAGTTCTCTGTAAAATAAAAATAAATGGCGAATACATCTCCACAAGTGGCGTTGTTATTAGACCAGGTCAGAGAGTGTTTTTAGAACGTTTCCTTGACACTAACAACAAGTTTGAGTTCAGTACCTACGAAGTAAAAGATACGTCGGCAAACAGGACGGCAATTGATTTAAATGGGGATGTTAGAATTGAGTTCTATAACGAACAAACTTATCAACCAAATTATGGTTTAACATTAAGATTAGGTGGTAACGCAAATACCACTATCCATACAGGTTCACCGTATTATGGTGATATGACATTTACAACATCAAATTCCGCTCCAATGGCGTATTATTCTAACATTTCATCTGTCAGTAACACTATTGAAACAGGTAGGGTTGAAAAGGGTCAAAAATCAAAACAACAATTCACCAACTCATACAATAATTTTGAATACAATGTATCTCATCAAATTAGTTTAAAGATATTACCATTAGGTACCAAAAATAAAACAACAGATGATATTAAACATTATTGTACAGAGTGTGGTATCAAGACAAAATCAAAATATAAATTTTGTCCGTCTTGCGGAAATAAGTTATAAATAAAAAGGAGTCCCGTGAGACTCCTTTTTTTATTTTAAAAATCTAAGTGATTTAGAAACAATCTCAGATTCGGTCAAAGAATATAATCCATTCTTATATGCCATTTGAACCGCCCTTATTAACATAAATTTTGCCTGTTCTTCAGTTAAAGTATCAATCAAATTATCAATGTCTTCAGGTTTGTATACTGCAACTTCTTCAAATAGAAATAATATTGGTTGTTTTTGTTGTTCCATAATGTGTTATCTGTATATTTATAGTGTAAGTATATGAAAAAAAATAGAATAAGTGAAGCAACAGGTTCAGGAAGTGCAGGACATTTTAAAGTCCCAATAGTTCTTGCGCCTCAAGATTGGAAACCAGACCAATTGGCACCGTTCAACACTCCTGTTTATAATTATACAAACGCGGAACTTGCGTATGAAGAAGCTGATGGCGATTTTAAAGAAACTCCAGAAGAAAGAGAAAAAATTGAAAATAAAACTGAAAAGTTATCAAAAGTTGACACATATTTAAAAAGTTTTTACACAGGTCAAAATGATGACGAGGGTAGTAATGTTGCAGATGTTGAACCTCCTGAAAAATTAATTCAACAAGCCGTTGGACCATTAAAAGAAGATTTGGCGGTTTGGTTTGGTACCAAGAAAAAACCAAAAGGAAGTAAACAACCAAAAGGTCCTTGGGTTAATATATGTCGTAAAGAAGATGGTAAACATCCACCATGTGGTAGACCTGAAGCGTCAGACAAAGGTTATCCTAAGTGTCGTGCCGTTGGCGTTGCATCTAAAATGAGTGATTCAGAAAAAAGAAGTGCTTGTCAACAAAAAAGAAATGCCGAAAAAACACATTCAAAATCAGGAACAGGTAACTCACCTAAAATGGTTCACTATGAACCAAAAAATGAATCGTTAAGAACTACAATTTCTGCAATCCTTAACGAGTATAAAAAATCTATTTAATTGTATCTATAATCACTGAAGTATCTTGTTTTTTAGAAACTTCAGGTATTGATTTTGGTTTAACTGAAATAAAACTTTTAGGAGTATCGTTAGATTTTACATGAGGTTTATCAACATAAACGGTGTCATGTATAACTTCTTTTTCAGGTTGAAACGTATCCATATAAATTTCAAGTTTATCTTTTTTAAAATTTGGAGTAACGGCTTTAAAAATATTATAACCAATTAACATTAAAGTGGAAGTTATGACTGTAAGAACAGCTAAGCCCAAGTAAAAGGTTGTCTTGAATGAACTATTCTTTTTCATTAGATGTTTTGTAAAATATTTTGAAGAGAGTGTTTTATGTTTGATGTGATTTCTTTTTCAAACTCTTCTCTACGTTTTTCAACCTCATTGTCAAACGCAACAATAATATTGTCCCATGGTTTTTGTTCTAAAAAAACAGTATAGGAATATACGTGGTTAATTACCTTTACGTTATGACCTTCAAGAATTACAAATATTTGTAACTCCTCATTTCTAATGTAACGTTTATTTGAGATTGGTGTAAGTAATAGTACGGTATCTTCTTTAGAGATTAATTTTTTACAGATTGCAATACAATCTCTTTCGTACTCAGACTTTTCCATTGGTGGGGTAGACAATCTAACTATTGAAATATACCATTTCTGAATTAGTCGTTTAATTTTATGTAAATGTGAATTCATTGTTGTTGGATTAATATATACCAACAAAGATAATCAAAATTTTTAAATAAAAAAATGTTTTTGGAAAATTAACAGTAAGAACCTGAACAATGTTTCTTACCATCTAATCCTTTGATTTTTCCTTTACAAACTTGTACTGCATATCCATTCGCATAAGCCGAAGGATATACTTTAAATTTTGATTTTGCAGCAGATTTACCTCTTGAACAAAGTGGTGTTCCAGTTTTCTTTTTACCTTCATGGATATCTTCATAATCTACATACTCAGATTCCTTATCCATTTCATTTTTTAAAAAATCAAAAACTTGGTCAATATTTGTTTTTGCTTCAGAAATATGGTCATCAGCCCAATCATGACCATTTTGTAATATATGGTCAATAGTTGATGGGTCCATTTCCATCATCATTTCAAGTTGTCTTTTCATTTGTTTTAAATTAGAAAAGAACATATAATTAGCTTCTTCTTGTTCTATAAGAACTTTTTTAACTATTCGGTTTAAATCTGATTCTGTTAATTTAACTGTTTTCATTATAATGTGGGATAATTTTGTTTTTTATTAACTATGTTAAAGGTTAATTGTTTCTTATAAGTATCTTTCTGACCTGAAGTATTCACTTGAATATCAACATAATATTGGTTAGGTATTTTATCTCTCATATCAAATATAAAGTAGTATTCATTTGGTGTTCTATTAATTTCAGTCCAATCCTGAACTAATACTTCAGTTGTACCTTCTCTAACATATACTCTATAACTTGCCGAAATATTTTGTAATAAAACTTGCCCAGTATATGCCTTTTTAATTGTGACACCAACTTTTCTAATATCTGAATTTAATATTTTTTCATCTTGTAATATACCGTAGAAATCAAATCCATAAATGTCAGGTTCTTTTGACATTGAACCAATGTGAATACCAACACTATATTGTTGTAATGTAAATTGATTTGTAACATTTGGTAATGGTTGTCCATTAATTGTTAAACCTGACCATATATCATAATATTGACATGGTGTTGGTGAACCTGAAAATCCATTAGGTACTATAACTTCATATATTCCTCTTGTTCTTAAACACGTTGATAACGTTGCCATACCTGCAACGGCATCACCATTACGGTCTTCAATTCTAACAACAGGGTCTGAATCTAAATTAACGTAATCACCATTTTGATAAACATATAAATACAATTTATTTTCTTGGCTTTTTAAGAATAAGTTTCTATTGTCTTTAACTAAATCATCATAAGTTGTTTGAAGGAATGGTTGATAAAATGTTTGTGTGTGTCTTGAAAAGAATGCAACACTATAACTGTCAGTTAAACCTGTAATGTTTTCAATTTGTGGTAGATATGCAACGCCCCAACCTGTAACACCTGTAATAGTACCGTTTAATATGCCATTAATTTCATTGGACATATCCATATTAATATTTTCGTTACCAAGTTCAAAATGTTGTCTTGCAACAATAGTTAAACCTGAATAATTTACGGTACCCTCATTTTTGTTATTATAAACCCCTGACTGAGACCATCCACTTATTGTAGTTGTTTGGTACCAATTTGATGGCCTTGTTGAATATGCACGACTATCTACGTATGTAATAGGTGTTGAACCTCCATAAGGGCTGTTTTGATTTATATTAGAATCTGTATAGTCAAAACCAACACCCTCATCCCAATATTGTGGGTTTCCTGTTGTTCCTGATGTTTTTGGAATTCTAAATAAAATTAAATCAAATGAAGTTGCTCTTCTTCTTTCATTTGACATGAATGTATTTAATAACTCATTATCAAATGATGACGTATTTGTCATACTAAGAAAGTGAGTCATACCTGTAGTACATCCTGTTGATATTACACCTGATACAATATTTTCTTGTAATAGACCTAAATCTAAGTTAAACAGTAACCTACTGTAACCATAATTTGGAACAATGAAATCAGACGAACCAAAATTCAACTCAATAATGGGGTTTCTACCAGTATTAACATATGAATTTGATTGAATGGTATTATTCTTATCTACGTATGACCTTAAAATTGACATTAATTTTTATTTATAAATATCAATTAAGTCGGATATTGCCATTAAGAATTTTTGTATATGCGTTTTGCATTTCTGTTAACATATCTGAAACGTTTGAACCGTCTTGAGTTACAGGGACTGGAGGTAGTCCAGGATATGCGTGAGTGTGAGTTGTTAAGAACCTAACAATTATATTAATTAATTCTAAAAGTTCTTCACCTCTAACTAAACTTGATGTTTTTGGTGTTATTTCATCAACAAATTGGTCTAAAGAAATACCATATAAAGTATTGTCAAAATTAATCTTACCTTTTCCTGGTATTGACGAGTTATGTGATAATAAGAATAAATAATCACTGGCTAATGCACCATAAGTTGTTGGGTCTGCAAAATATGAAGATTGAGGTACTACAGTTCTTGTTGTGTTTGTTGGGGTACCAACTTTACCTTGAACATAAATTAAACCATATCCCGAAACTCTTAATGGTGCATATAATTTTACTTGATTAAAAATATCTGTAACATTTTTGAATGCTGCTGTTGAATCTGCTGTTGTACCTGAACTAGGTGCAGAAGATTTCATATAATTATATGTAATGTTATTTGGTCTGTAGAATATTGGAAATTTATTATCAGATTGGGAAAATAACTGAATTCCAGATTTTGTAACATTTGATGTATTACAAGTTTGTATAAAATTATTAATAAATGCCGCAACTTCTTGTTTGGATAGTAGACTAAAACTTTCAGATGCCACTAATGATTTCAAGTTTTCTTTTACAACACTATCTACCGTTAAATTTTTAGAATTGGTTGATAAATCATTTTTTAATCTATATAAATAAACTGAACCTGTAAATTTTTCTTGGGTATTTTCAGGGTTTGTAATTACCCACTCAATTAAATAATTAACTTGAACAATTTGTTCGTTAAGTTGGGTTATTATTTTGTCAGGTTGTTTTTGTTTTCTTAATCCAAATCTTGATAATTGTAAAAATCCTCTTTGTGAATTACCAACAGGTGGAACATTTGGTTCAAGAGATGTACCTTTAAATTTACCAGCTCTTAATAATACTTCATCTTGTTTTATAACTAAGTCGGCACTACCACGACCTAATACAGCATTGTCACCTGGTTCAGGAAATACTCCTTTATGAACGGCTTGATTTGTAAAAGTACCATCTTGGTTTTTTAATGGTTTTGGTGCCGATAATTGAGTACCAGTTCCTGTGAATTTATTTCCACCAACATAATATTCAAATTTTGTTGTTGTTGGACTTGAAAAAGTACTTTGTATATAATATTGATTAAGAAATTTAAAATCTTTATTAACATAAATTACTTGTGTTAATTCATCTTTTAACGGAACTTGATACATAAAATATGGGATTAAAGGATTAAATACAAATGGGTCTCTTGCGGTCCACTTATCTTTTTCCTCATTCCATATTGGGTCATTAATACTCTTAATAATATCATTGTAGTTATCAATTAATAATTTGGCTCTAATCCTACCCAACATCATTGGGTCCTCGTTGTCTATTACTTGAGCCTGAAAAAATATTGAATTATTTTCCATTGTTTCTTGATTGATATTCTTCTAATGATTTATTGTAAAATTCCTCAACTTTATCCAAATATAAAGTTAATCCAATTATGGTATTTTTTGTAAATTCAAATTCAGTGGTTAAGTTATCCATAATTTCAATTAACTTACTATTCGGAAGATTTTTTAAATCTTCCAATTCATTTACTATTTTTTCAAATTCTTCTTTTGTCATATTATGTGGTTTTACCGTAACCAGGATAAATCCCAAGTGGTGTTACAACAGAAACTTGAGTATTACTGTTTTCGGCATTTTCTTTATCAGCACCTTTGTGTGTCATTAAATTATAAATCCCCATTAAATTAGGAGAACCATCTGGTAATACACCAGTCGGAATCCCAACCCCTTGCAAAAATTCAATACTGTTTATTGTTGACCTTTCAGGTGAAGTTCCTGGTAAAAATTTTGATAATGCTAATAGAGGTAATGGTATAGACCCATTAGGTTTTCCAAATATTGTTTTTAACAATAATAAAATATCATTAATTAATGACTTACATTTTCTATA